GAAGAACTAGAAGCCATCAAAGCAGAGATTCCTGTCAGTAAATGGGAAGCACAATACCAACAAAATCCTACCTCAGAAGAAGGCGCTATCATCAAAAGAGAGTATTGGCAGATATGGGAAGAGAATAATCCACCTTTTTGTGAATATCTTATTCAGTCATGGGATACCGCTTTTGAAAAAAACAATAGGGCTGACTACTCCGTTTGTACAACATGGGGAATCTTTTATCACGCAGATGATACCGGCATGGAACAAGCCAATATTATTCTGTTAGATTGTTTCAAAGCACGACTAGAATTCCCTGAATTAAAACAAAAAGCCCTTGAACTTTATAAAGAATGGACTCCTGATTCCTTGATTGTGGAGAAAAAAGCAGCAGGAGCGCCCCTTATTTATGAAATGCGCAGGATGGGAATACCATTACAAGAATACACTCCAAGCAAAGGAAGTGACAAGATAGCCCGTGTAAACGCTATATCTGACCTATTTCGTTCGGGGTTTGTGTGGTGTCCTGATTTACGATGGGCAGAGGAAGTAATGGAAGAATGCGCCAGTTTTCCCAATGGCGACCATGACGATATAGTAGACTCAACCAGTCAGGCTCTGTTAAGATTTAGGCAGGGCGGATTTATTCGTTTAAACAGCGATGAACCAGATGAGGTTCAGGAGTTTAAACGCAAAGTGGCATACTACTAAGGATACTATATGGCAATCGAAAAATCTCTATCGCAAGCACCAATGGGTATAGAAAGTCTGATGGATGAACCAGACATTGAAATAGAAATTGAATTACCTGATGAAGAAGGTTTTGAGGAAGAGGTTGAAAGTCCTGCTATTAGTTTTGAAGGCAATTTAGCCGATGAGATGAGCGAGGGAGAGTTACAAATCCTTGCGCAAGAATTACTCAGTGATTACCAAGATGATATCGACTCCCGTAAGGATTGGATGCAAACTTACGTAGATGGTCTTGAACTCTTAGGATTAAAGATTGAAGAACGTTCTGAACCATGGGAAGGTGCTTGTGGTGTCTACCACCCTATCCTAGCAGAAGCCTTAGTCAAGTTCCAAGCAGAAACGATGATGGCAACATTCCCTGCGCAAGGCCCTGTTCGTACTCAAATTATTGGTAAAGAAACACCTGATAAAAAAGATTCAGCACAACGTGTCCAAGATGATATGAATTATCAACTCATGGACAGAATGCAAGAGTATCGCCCTGAACATGAAAGAATGTTATGGGGATTAGGTCTTTCAGGTAACTCATTTAAGAAAGTGTATTTTGACCCACAGTTAAATAGACAAGCGTCTATTTATGTACCTGCGGAAGATATTGTTGTTCCTTATGGCGCAAGTAGCCTTCAGACTGCCGAGCGTGTTACGCACGTCATGCGCAAAACAGAGAACGAACTCAGAAAACTCATGGTGGCAGGATTCTACCGTGATGTTGAGTTAAGTGAACCAACCAATGATTTAGATGAAGTAGAAAAGAAAATTGCCGAAAAACTAGGATTTAGAGCAACGATGGACAGTCGTTACAAAGTTCTAGAAATGATGGTGGATTTAGATTTACCCGGTTATGAAGATGTAGATGAAGATGGCTATCCAACAGGCATCAAATTACCTTACATTGTGACCATTGAAAAGGGCACAACAACCGTTCTAGCAATACGTAGAAATTGGAAGGAAGATGATGCAACGAAACAGAAGAGACAGCACTTTGTCCATTATGGATATATACCGGGTTTTGGGTTTTATTGTTTTGGACTTATCCATATTCTTGGGGCTTATGCTAAATCTGGCACTTCTATCACACGTCAACTTGTGGATGCAGGAACATTGTCAAACCTGCCAGGAGGCTTCAAAACTCGTGGACTCCGTATTAAAGGTGATGACACACCTATAGCACCGGGTGAGTTTAGGGATGTAGACGTACCTAGTGGAGCCATCAAAGACAATATTCTGCCTTTACCCTATAAAGAACCAAGCCTTGTATTGGCACAACTCCTTGATAAGATTATCGAAGAAGCAAGAGCCTTTGCAAGCGCAGGTGATTTAAAGATATCGGATATGTCAAGCCAAGCGCCTGTAGGTACAACCATGGCTATCTTGGAACGTACTCTCAAGATGACATCTGCGATTCAGGCACGTATCTACTATTCGATGCAACAAGAATTTACCTTACTTAAGGAAATCATTGCCGAGAATTGTGAAGACTACGACTATGAACCTGAAGAAGGTAGTCGTTATGTTAAAAAAGAAGATTACGAATGCTGTGATGTTATCCCTGTTAGCGACCCAAATGCCGCTACCATGGCACAAAAAATTGTTAAATATCAAGCAGTTCTACAATTGGCAAGTCAAGCACCACAGTTATACAACATGCCATTACTACACCGTGAGATGTTAGAAGTGATTGGCGTTAAAAATGCGCACAAACTGATTCCGATGGAAGAAGACCAAAAGCCAACAGACCCTGTATCTGAGAATCAAAATATTCTCATGGGTAAACCTGTTAAAGCCTTTGCTTATCAGAACCATCAAGCGCATATTCAAGTCCATATGTCGGCTATGCAAGACCCTAAGATTATGTCTTTACTACAAAATAATCCGCAGGCACAGCAATTACAAGCCGCTATGATGGCACACATCAATGAGCACTTGGGCTTTGAATACCGAGTACAAATTGAACAACAGTTAGGTTTTGCTTTACCACCACAGACCGATGCATCAGGCGAAGAGATACATATGGAACCTGAGGTAGAGGCACAGTTGGCTCCAATGTTAGCGCAGGCATCACAAAGATTGTTGCAAAATAATCAAGCGGAAGTCCAACAACAACAGAATCAACAGAAAGCCCAAGACCCATTGGTACAGTTGCAACAGCAAGAAATGCAACTCAAGCAACAAGAGTTACAACTCAAACAGCAGACAAGTCAGGCAGAGTTGCAAATCAAACAACAGCAGTTACAGATTGAACAGGCAAGAATTCAGTCACAACATGATGTTGCAATGCAAACCCAACAAATGGTTGCTGCAAGCAAAGACAAGAAAATTCAAGTGGATGCTGCGACCAAACTTGCTGAGTTACAACATGGGCGCAATGAGTTGAAGATGGACGCATTAAAAGAAGTGGCTAATTTACAGCAAGACCGTAAGTTAGAAAAAGAAAAGTTATTGAATGATGGCATGAAGCATTTAGTAACCGAAGAAAAAAAACGAAGTGAAAAACCAAAAAAAGGTGAGTAATGGATAAGAATCTTGAATATCTTCTTGGTGAATACAAAGACCGTATGGACTATCTTGCACAAAGTTTAGCCCAAGGTTCAGTAGCAACCATAGAAGAATACAGGTATATATGTGGACAAATCCGAGGTCTTGAGTCCGCATGTGCAGTAATCGTAGACCTCAAAACCAGAATGGAAAAGTCAGACATAGACTAACCGTTTAAACAACTTGGAGAAATAATGGAAATTTTAATTGGTGCAAACCCAACAAATCCAGAAGTAGTCGGAACCCTGCACAAGGAACCCGAACAAAGAGCAACACAATTACCTGACCCTATGGGTTATCGCATGCTAGTAGCCATCCCTGATGCAGAAAAAACCTTTGAAGGCTCGATGTTAGAGAAGGCAGATTCAACCATGCATCGAGAAGAAATCCTATCCACCGTATTTTTTGTCTTAAAAATGGGTTCAGATTGTTATAAAGACAAAGAAAAGTTTCCTACAGGACCATGGTGTAAAGAGGGGGACTTCATTTTAGCCCGTCCTAACTCAGGAACACGACTAAAAATACATGGAAGAGAGTTCCGATTAATCAATGATGACTCCGTGGAGGCTGTAGTTGAAGACCCACGTGGCATTACACGAGTTTAAGAGGAATAATATGGCAGAAAATGAATTAGATTTTAAGTTTCCTGACGAAATGGACGATGATAATCAGCAAGAATTTAACGTCAACATGGAAAAACCTGAAGAAAATGTCAAAATTGAGATAGAAATTGAGGATGACACTCCTCCTGAGGACAGAAATCGTAGACCTCCTATGCCTCAAGAGAAGATTGACGAGTTAGAAAAGGACGAATTAACGCAATACACCGAAGATGTTCGTTCAAAAATGAGTCAATTGAAGAAAGCCATGCATGATGAGCGCAGAGCAAAAGAAGCAGCACTGCGTGAACATCAAGAAGCGCTATCTTTAGCACGACAATTGATGGAAGAGCGTAATAAATTCAAACAAATTGTTGAAAAAGGTGAGAAATCATACGTAGATACCATCCAACACTCAGCCAATCTAGAATTACAGATGGCAAAACGTGCTTATAAAGAAGCATATGAGTCAGGAGACGTAGATGCAATGACAGAAGCGCAACATGCGTTGAATATTGCGTCAATAAAAGTCAGAGAAACACAAAATTTCAGAATTACCCCTTTACAAGAGAGGGAAACTGATGTACAAATACCACAACGGAGCGTACAACAACCTCCTCCACCTGACAATAAAGCGATTGCGTGGCAAGAACGTAATCCATGGTTCGGGCAGGATGAGGAAATGACCGCAATGGCTTACGGTTTGCATGAAAAACTGAAGAATAGCGGAATTGTACCCGGCTCCGACAGGTATTATGCGGAATTGGACAAGACAATGCGCAAAAGGTTCCCCGAAAATTTTGAGGAAGAGGCTCCGCCACCAGAGCGAGTCAAAAAAACCTCAACAGTAGTGGCACCTGCAACAAGAAGCACTAACTCTACCAAGATTAGGCTTAAACAAAGCGAACTTAATTTGGCAAAAAGATTAGGTTTAACCCCTGAACAATATGCTATTGAAGCAAAAAAATTGGAGCGATAAAATGAGTGACACAAGAGCACCTCGTGAGTTAAAAACCAGAGAATTTACAGAACGTCCTAAACAGTGGATGCCACCTGACCTTCTCCCTGAGCCTGACAAACAGCCTGGGTTTGATTATCGCTGGATTCGTGTCTCAATGAATACAGTTGCTGACCCCCGTAATATCTCATCAAGATTGCGTGAAGGTTATGAACCTGTAGATGTTGAGGAACAACCAAAAATGAAACTGTTAGCCCATCGTGATGGTCCTTATAAAGGGAACATTGAGATTGGCGGGTTATTACTTTGCAAAATCCCTGTGGAATTTGTCCAACAACAGCAAGAATATTTTGCTAGACAGACAAGACTTATGGCAGAGGCTGTAGATAATAATTTAATGCGCCAAAGCGACCCAAGAATGCCTATCTTTAATGAAAGACGCTCT